GTCGCAAGTTGTCTCTGGAAAGCAGTAATCTCCACAGGAATCTCCGGTGAAGGCCTTACAAATCCAAGACCGCCTAAGATCTTAGGAAGAAACAAATTATAATTACCATTTTTCGAAATCTGAGCAATACTGTCCTTATGATAATAAAGGAAACGATTGTGAGCTTGGACTTTATTATAAGCACCAGAGGTGACCTTATTGTATAAATCCCAGGTGGGGAGTTTCTCTCCAACAATACCAGACTTGGACTGGCCGATAAGTAGGCCAACGTTCAAGAAAGTAGTTTCACGAATCGTATCAGTAGACTCGATGTAAGTAAAACACTGTGAATTAATAGTGAAGATCTTCTTGTGAACATAATTTTTCCCAACTGAAAGTTGGAAACCGGCAATTTCAATATACTTCATCCAAATCTTATAAAATGTAGGATTTGATCTAAAGTATATGTCATCACCGTTAACCAAAACAGGTAAGTCAAAGACATTAACATGTCTTTTAGGCTGACCCTTCTTTCTGTTAAGATTAATATATTCATCCAAAGCACACTTGTAACAAATAAGGTTAGCAATACATAGTACTGGGAAAGATAAAATTGAACCCATCAATTGGCCATTCTGTTGAATGACTGTGAAGGCTTCAAATTTATTTCCACACGATGTAACCCCGATACCAGGGACGTTATACTTACTTGTTTCAGGGTGGTTGGCCAAGAATTCTGACTGGGTTTTCGGATAAAATAGGCGTTGTGCATAAAGCACTTCTCTATAAACATCACGATCTTCCATAGGGACATTCAAAGCTTCTAAGAACTCTTCGAATATTAATTTTGTTAAACCAATATTCAATTTATCCGTAGCAGCCTTGTAATCACCAGATACATGTTCAGTAAATTCGAGTTTAATATCGAATTTTGTCTCAAGGTCTTTCTCGAGTTTCCATACGTTTCTAAAATCATCCTGTTTCAAAGGACGAGTTGTTAGAACGAGTGATGGAAATCTATCGATATATGACTTCATAGACTTCTGGAGAGACTTGGAAACGTACGCAGGTAGACATTCACCCTTAGTGATCACCCGAACTTTCAGGGGTTCCGATAAAGGAACAACTGCAGTTTTCGGTGTGGTTCTAACGATTTCATTGTCTAACCAGGATTCTGGAACTTCTTCGAGAAGAGATTTATCTTCAGCATGCTTATCAAGTTTTTTATAATCCTTGAATTTCTTGCCGAACTTCATCAATTCTCTCATAATTTCCGCATCCGCATTCTTTTCCAAATAACGGTCTCTACAGATCTGAATAGCATCTTGTATGTCAGGAAGCTGAAAACTCAGATTCTTCACTATTTTCCCCTTAGCATAAATCTCTTCAGATTCAACTAGAGGTAACTTTAATTCATGAACTAATTGCATGTAAGCTCCACCATCCTTCCTAACCTTCTCAAAGCAGGAGTTGTGAGATGGTTCGAAGGGTTTGGGTCTATATGGTCTCCTAGTATTACGCATGATAGCCTTACATGTCGAAGAGAATGTATCTTTAACAGGATCAACGAAAACACGAATGTATTTTCTTGTATCAAGTAAAGGTACACCTCTAGACGAAAAAGGTTCAAAATCATCAGTATTATTAGGGTCCAAAATAGTCTCCCAATGCCCTTCATGGGTGGGCGGTGTAACCATAGCTTTGACATGGCTAATAAGCTCGGCCTCTAAAAAGGAGTCAGGGACAGGGGCACAGCCCCGTTTGACTGCTTGTAAAAGACCGAAAGCCAGTCTATTGCTAATGCAATTCTCAGATTCAAAGTTACGCCTATTGAAAATGTTCTTCAAAAATTGTTTCACATTGCCTGTCCATATCAAGTAATGACCTGGAAAACCCGGGGGTTTAGGAGGTAACTCTTGTTGCATTAAAGCGGCCTGCGGGCAAGCGGTGTGATATTTGAGGAACTTCTCTAGGCTCTCATTAGGGAATTTCACGGTGTTTAGGAACAACTTACATTGATCCGAAAAATTAAAACGATGATGGAAGTCAGGGATCACATCCGTGAGGACTGCAATCTCAGACGAACAGAATCTAAGTACTCTAAAAAGAAAACGATCTTCGCACATGAAAAATGTGAGCCCAGGCGCTAACGAAGAAATGAAGGTATCAATACCTTTCTCCTCCTCGACCCGCGCCTGGGGTCCCATCTTTCCACGCTTCATGTTCTTGTGAAGCCATGTACCAACATTTTCTTTTGTCACTGAAGTAGTTACATTACCGTTCGCTAACTCCTTTATTGCTGTAAAAAGTAATTTAGAAATAGCCGAATTGTTCGTTGTTAATAGTAATTTTGTTGACAACCATGTACTACTCCCCGGCACCGGTAGGGTGGGCACGTAAGAGACTAAGCTCTTACTGCCCTTATCCCACCGTTGTCGGGGCCTCCCGGGAACTCCCCGGGTCAGTGATTCCAACAAACCATCGCACACTTCTCTAAACGAGAGGTGGTTCCGAGGTGTCTGCAAAG